ATAATAATTATAATTTTGACCATTCACCGGATAATTTATTTCACAATATGGCCCTTTTTCCTCCACATTCAATGTATATGGATACTGATTGATAATTGTATCCCCTTCATATATATATATTACATATTCACCTTTATTACCCTGTGGTATTTCACTTTCAGGAATTGATACATGACCTTCCCCCTTCGGATATTGCCACTCTTTTATTATTTTATATGTACCACTTTCCTGCTTTTTTCCTAACTGTATTTTCAAATCACCAAAAAATCCAGAATAATCAAAATCAATTCCAAAAAACGACGATTTTTTTTCTTCTAACTCAAATGTCGTTTCTGCCGTTCCTATAGAATAATTAACATATAATATTTGCGTGGCCGTCCATGTTTCAGTAGTGCTCGAATAATAATTCGATTCATACCAACTTGTATCTTCCCACTTCCTATAAATTTGTAGTTCATAACTTCCCTCTAATACACCTATCTTATATTTTCCTGAATCGTCTATTTCTACCACTTTTAATGGCCTATCTGTATATAAACACCAATAACCATAATTTTTCCAATTATATACTACCATATAAGGCAAATTAGACGGACCTTCCGGCAATGGCTCTAAACTTGCCGCATTTATCGCAATATTCAATGATAATGTTATTAATACTACTATTAACAATATAATTATAAATTTTTTCATTTTAATATCTCCTTATACTAATACTTGTATAACATCAAAAATGCAGGAGAGGCATGTCAGGCTACCTCCCCTGCATTGTTCATGCTATACCGATAAAATATACTTTCTTCTTTCCTCGAAATTCCCTCAAATCTAACTGAAAGTTATAGTATTTACCACGCTCCAGTTTTTTCGCCGCATCCATTGCTTCATCAGGAATAGTAATTGTTATCCTTCCATTGTCGTCCTCGACCTCCATACTATTATAAGTATGTTCCTTTCCGTCCTCATCCTTGAAAGTATAAGTATCATTTACCCTTCTGAACTCAGCCTTGCCTGTAATCAACATAAGCACGACCTCCTTTATATTTTATACTTATATATTAAGACAAATTAATATTATTGTCAACATATTCTATTATCTTTTTTTCTATTTCTCTACTATCCAATTTAAAATCAATACAATTATCAATCATTTCACGATATTTTTTTCTTTTATATTGCGATAATTGATTAACCAAATATGGCTCTTGCAACAATCCATTTATTGTCGCTCTTAATTCCGAGTCCATTCCAATTTGCATATCAATTATCTTCAACATAGGTTTTGTTTCAATGTCTACCTTTACAGTCCTTATTGACTGTAAAGGTTTATCCAGCTTTAAACTAACCTCATACCTTGTTAAATCATAATTCAATCCGCTTTCCAATGACTTATTGTATATCTTAACCCTTCCCGCACCCTTACCAATATATATAGTAAAATCATCAGCCCTCCCTGTACTCCCCGAATAAAACAAATACCTCCCCTTTGTCTGTTTAAATACTAAACAATTCAATATATTGCAATTTATATCAACCGCAATGTCTACCGAACAAACTTTCGGTGAATATCTAATATCATAGCAAGTTACTTTATTAAAATAATTATTCAATATGTATTCAATAAGTAAATCATTACGAACCTTATTTGGATTATATTCTAAAACGAAGTCAATATTATCTTTACAACTATTGTGTTTATACCCCATCCAATAAGAATATTCTTTTTTCTTAACCTGAATATTGATATGATAGTCTTTCACTCTATTTGACATATAAAAAGACATGTCCGGCATCCTTGCTTGATAGTCAAATATCGTCTGAAATTCCCCTGGCCTAAGCCTTACTGACAACCTCACCATATCTACTGAATACTTAAAATCCATATTTAACCCCCTGACTGGTTAAATTTTTTAATGGCAAACCGGCTTGTTAGATTATGCCGGCTTGCCATATTTTCCATTTATTTATCTTTATTCTATTTTAAATACTCTTTTCTGTCAAATATTTCATTCCCGTCCGCCACGAGGGCGGACGGCCGGACGAAAAAACCTGTCAGGTCTTGCTCACGGGTCGCCGGACGGCGCATGGCTAAGCCACACAGGCTAACATATGCCGTTTCTCACTGTCAATGGGCATGCCTATGGTCTTTCTTACAGGTCGACCATTGACAGCAAGCCTCTCGGCATATGTTTCCTAAGCCATGAGGCCACGCAGCATGTCCGGCATAGCTAACGGGTCAGACCTGACAAAATACCTGCCGCCTGCCAAAAAATTTTTTCAAAATTTGTATTGACAATGTGTAGCAAATATGTTACAATAATATTGTAAAAAATAATAAGTCTGACCCATCGGACACATACGGGGAGAAAGGAGACAAAATGAATATCAATATCAGAATTGACAAAACCTTTAAAGACAGGTACAACAAACTCTGTAAAGCTTGCGGAGCAAATCAAACAACAATGTTTACACGCATCATGGGTTCAATAATAGCATATTGCAACTTAGCCGAAGATGAATTAGTAATTGATGACGTTAAAGATACTGTCAAAACTCTACTATATCTACTAAATATCGATTATAAAGAATTCAACAAACTAGATAAAGAGGGATAAACCCTCTTTTTTTTTTACAAATTTATGACAACTTTATCGAACGTGGTAATTTATCTTTTATCCTTCCTATTTTATACTTTTTTACTTTACCTGCATTCTTTTTCGCCTGTTTCTTATCAACATGATATATTTCCCATTCCTTTTCTGGCAATTCCTCATGTGACCATGAATCAAACGTCCCCCATACAGCAGGCGCATAATGCCATTTCACACCCCCCAATATTCTGGGAATCCAATCATATTTGAGTACAATCTGGCCCTCCTCGTTTATCTCTATAAATGAACGAATCTTTTTTACTCGTATAAAATACCTTATTGGCGCCCTTGTAACTACACATATATTCTCAGTTATTGTCTTTATCTTTTTGTCTATATCCTCATAATGCTGACTAAATAAAACTATACGTAAGTGATAATGTCTATGAAGTTTATAAAACTTTGTATATCTAGCCTTGAAATTCTGCCATGCTCTGGCATCATGCTCTAATCCTGCTTCATCTATTATAATTAGAGCATTTTCTACATTGTATATCAACGCATCCCGGTCCACATCGAACTCCCTTGCGCCATTAATCGGTACATTACTATATACAGGATAACCTGCTTTCAAATGCCTTTTAGCCAAATATGCCGCATATGTCGTTTTTCCTGCCCCCGGCAAACCCATTACTATATCTATTCCAGTCCGCAACTTTTCCTTACGTATAAATCTATTATATATAAACCTTACTATTATCAATATAATTATTATACCAAGCAATATTATTCCTCCCCTATTACTGCTAAAGGCGTGATATAAATCACGCCCAAAGCAGACCCTTAATTAAATTTACTACTCCTACCACCAGGCATATACCCAGGGCCAGTAATATCAATGGGTCAGTCCACATTAAAGCACACACTTCGATGAAATATTCTATGAAACTGCCCAATATCATACTGGCATACATTAAAAGATCCGAAAATGGCACAGGGAACATTATGCTTTACCAAGCAGAGATCCGAAAATCCCCGTACACTTTCCTACTATCCAGAACACGACACTAAGGGCAAGTATCGGCACTGTCAGCAGGAGTTCTCCTATATCAGGAATCCATCCCAATATAGCAGTAATAAGCGCAGATGCATTAGAAATAAAATCAGTAAACATAGTAGTTTCCATACCTCCTTTCCTTCTTTCTATGAACGTCTTCTTAAATTACTTATCTTAAATGGTAAATTGATTAACCTAAATATATAATCAATTACCACTAAGACCAACGTAAAAGCACACTGATAACGTAATGGCTCCCATCCCTCAGGCACCATACCTATTACATTATTAAGAAACTCAATTCCTGCCCCCATTATGTACCCACCCCCTAACCAAAGTTATAACACATGTCACAAACAACACAGCCTGTATTAAACCCACCGTTACATACATTTTAGCATTTTGCTCTTGTATATTTAACAAAGTTTCCTTAACTTCTATCAAAGTCTGTGTTTGTAATTCTATATCTTCTGGCATTGTGCCACTCTCACCCGTCACTGTCTGATACACTTGTAACAACGCTTCTAATATTTCAAGTTCTGTCATTTTTTATTTCGTCCCCCTCTTTCCTTTTTGGTATTTCTATAGTCAATGTTATTCCCGTTAATATCACAGATAACAATATCAAACCTAACCTAATATAACCTAACGATACCCCCTCTAATGGCGACGGCATATTCATAAACATATTCCATATTTTCCCCATAGTTTCGCCTATAAACTTTATATATTCCATTTTATTTCCTCCCTGTAAACCAGAGCACAACTGCAAGCATCATTATAATTATTACAAGTCCAACTATTTCTACAGGCAAGAATCCATATATACCCCTAACATATTCAAAAAACAATGAATATTCATCCATTATTTTATTAAATATTTCCTTAACCCAATTTTCAGGTTCATATTCAGGAAGTTCCTCGTTAGGGTCTGGACCTTCTCTCATTACCATATATTGCACTGTCGCCACAACTTGTCCGTTACTATCTTTAACCGATACTGTATTTAAGCCTATATCAAATAATTTATTTGTCCCATCTATTACTTCTATCCCCTCCTTATCTTTCGTATATATTTGTTTATACATCTCCCCATTTATATATATATACAATTTTCCCATATCATTATATTTTATATTTACATTAGGATAATAATTATAATTTTGACCATTCACCGGATAATTTATTTCACAATATGGCCCTTTTTCCTCCACATTCAATGTATATGGATACTGATTGATAATTGTATCCCCTTCATATATATATATTAC